CTTACTCTCCAATAAAGTATGCTATCGGTAGTTCCTGTTTCAGGTGCGGGCCAAACATAAAGAACAGGCGTTTTTTGACGATCTAGTGCTACTTGAGCCGTTCTACCTTGATTAGCCTTGTTTGGAATTATTAAATACTCTTCCATACTAACACGTTGTAGCTGAGTGTCAGTGTTTACTGAGTTGCTAGTTCTCCTTAAAGCAACTTCAAGTATGTCTACAGTATCGGAATCAAGAGTATAGCTTTCTTGTTCTGCAACTAGGGATAAAGTCTTTTGATCTTGAGCAAAGAGAGGAACACCTCTATTTTGCATATCAATAAAAAGTAAATTTAGACTACGCCTCGCGCTTATGGGATCATGCCCTAATTGGGGTTCCCCACCAAGCATATCATAAGCTTCCTCGATAATCTCATCTACAGGAGGAAAGAAACTAGTTGTTCCTGAAGTTGCCATTAATTACTCCTAACAATAATAAGGAATCCGCCCTTTGGGTCTTCCTACTTCCGCAGTTTTCTTACCATAGACACCTCCGCCAGGAACATTCACAGGTCCTGTGTTGGAAGGTTTAGCTCCAAGTTTTTCAGTCATCTTTCCTGGTGCAGTAGATTGATAACCACGATAGGTATCTTTACCACCATGATTAGCTTTTGTTTTTCTACGAGCACCCCTTGACTCATCGCGCCTAGCTTTGTAGGATTGTTTTTTAGTAGACTCTTTCCCTCGTCTTTCACCAAGAGATTCATCTAAACGATCATCATATCCTTGTGCCATTGCTCACTCCTTAAATAATCTTTGATTCCATAATTCAAATAATGCTTTAGTCTTTTCGTTAGTTCCTTCTTTTAAACTATCTAAATCTGCCCGAAGTTTAACAACTTGAGAGTAAGTGTCTCGTTTACTTATGTCATCAACATCTTTTCTTAGCTCAGATACTGCACTTTTAAGTTTAACGAACATTACAACAACAGCCAATATGCCTAATATTTGAGGCCAATAAGTTACAATATCCTCTGACATTTCCTACTCCTTGTATCCAGCATCCTCCCAAATATCTTTGAGCATCTTGTAGTTTTCTTCCACCAGTTCTAAACGAAATTCAACTAAATTATAACTTTTATCTAAGGCATAAACTGTAGAGACAACCCAACCTCCAAAACCAAGTATTAGGGCTATGACTATACCTTGAAGCAGTTTCATCCTTTATTTACCATTTCTTACAACTCCAATAACGAGCAGATAGCTTGCTTGGAGGAGAAGAATCACAACGATGCCTAGCTCTAAAACTCTTTCGTCTGCCAGGCTGGTTCTTTTTAATTTTCATATTAGGGTCTCCAAAGCGTATAAGACGCACCTTATCGCCTTGCTTTGCTAAAACAGCGAACTTCTTATTTTTATTTTTTGGTGTTCTCTTAGGTTTGTTATAACCTGAAAACTTTTCACCTCTATGCGTTATCACTGTCTTGAACCTTACAAGAACAAGCGCAACCTTCAGCGCACCCCTCTACGCAAGGGCAATCTTCACAGGAACAATCTGTGCAATTACAATTAATCATAGAATACAGTAGCGAAACCACCTGAAGTAGGAGTAATTAAATGCAATCCTCCACTACTAGGCGCTTCGATTCCCATATCATGAATGAAGTGATCAACCGTATCTCCAGCTTTTACCATAACTTGAACTAGTGTAGTTCCTGAAGCTGAACCATCTTTAAAAGTATAAAGACCGTCTGCAGCCCCATTATTATATAGAACAAAACTTTTTAGTCTTGCCCTTCTTGCTACAATAGTGGCGTTGGCAGAAGCAGCAGTTGACACATAAGTAGAAAAAACTCGTGTAGTCACTCTTCCATCTCCTCTAAAATGTTATCGAAAAAGTATACCAATAAAAGAGGAGACATGGAAATACCACGCCCCCTCCATTTATTAGTTTTCTTCCGAATCCTAGCTTGAACCAGCAGAGCCGTATACGCCCCGCCAATCTGACCAGCCAAAACTGTAACGCTCACGAGCTTTGAACCGTAAGTTACCTGTATCGAAATCAGGTTCCATCTTGGTTCCTAGTGGTGAACGAACAAACATCTTAGTGCCGTTAGGAACATCGGTCAAAATGAAGTAGGCATTAGCATCAGTAAACCTACGATTTACATAATACCCCTTCGGAATTAAACCCATGTTATTCACAGCGTTGATGTCGTTGTGTCCAGTTCCAGTTTTACCAGGAGAATTTAGAATCCTCTCAGCAGTGAACTGATTGGTTGGATCAATGTGCAAGGATACAGCACCAGCACCAATTAAAATTCCACGATCATCCTTGGCTTTTTGAACCTGAATGAGAGCAGTCTCAAGATTGGTTTCCGACAAGTCAGCAGCAGCCAAGAGATTATCTTGATCACCATCTGAAATGGTTGGATGTGAATCCGAACACATGGTTGCACCATCACCACCTGGATAAGCAGCGTTGAAAGCATTATTAAAGATGTTAGCACCCTTAGTCTGCTTCGTATTTGCCATAGCACGAGCCAAGGCACGAGTACGAATCTTCGCAAAGGTATCATACAAATTATCTTCAAATGCTTCTTCAGTGATAGCATAAGCCAATGCAACCGTTTCATGCGTATAACGAGCAGTGTAGTTCTCTTTAGCAGCGTCATACTGGACTGCAGCACCTTCACTCTTGGTGGGAGCAGTAGCAAAACCTGCCATGAGGACTTCTTCCTCGAAAGCACGATCCGAATTTTCTGTCTCAAATAGAATGTCAGTTTCATTATCAACTGAACCATACTCAAGACCGAAGATTGCGTTCAGGCCAGGAAGTAGTTGTTTCGCAATATCTGCGCGATTAATAGCCATGTTTCACCCTCCCTATGCCACACATACAATAGCACGATTGTCGATATGCTGAACAATGCGAACTTCAACTTCTGGAAACGCCCGATCTGCATTAGACTCATTATCTGGTGAGTTCCAATACCTGATGGGACGAATTTCTGCAGTAGCAGAAGTAGCAGAAGCAGCTTTGAGACCAAAACCACTCTGACCTGTCTCATCAGAACCAGCACCTAGCGTTACATTAAAGTTGAAAGAATTCATTGCACCAGCAGTTACCGAAGCATCTGCTTGTATGATGAATGTTGAACGAGAGTCATCGTCTACGAAAGCATAAACATTGCTATCATCAGAGCTAACACCACTTGGATAATACTTAGACCAAACTGGTTGCTTTGATGTTGGATCAACGTAGCGACAACCCATAAAAACACCTACCGCAAAGTCAGTTGTAGCTGCAATGGGGCAGATGGTTCCAGCCGTAACCTTTACGAGATCGCCTTGATAAATGGAGCCAGAACGAGCATTAGCGATAGGATATTCATTGAATCCTGTCGAATTAGCACCAGCACCACGAACTCGTGAAGGATGAAAGCCAGATAGCTTTTTTGAGCTAGACATACTCTGTCACCTCCTTTTGTTGTGGGAGACTATGAATCAAATTGTGGTCTCCCTGTGGTTATACGAGAGCGCGATTGATTAGATATAGGCAAACGAGAATCACTAGTTGCCATCAACTGACGGTTCACAGCGTCCTCTTGTTCTAGCGTTTTATTCCTAAAGTATTCTGCTCTCGCATTTACTTTTTCCGCAGAACATTGCATTAAAACCAAGTCACCCCTCACAATACAATCAGAAAAACGATCATCTGGTAGTGCCGTTACTGCTGCAGTGGCAAGCTCCTCGCACTCATCAGTTTTCACTGGAGTCCAACCGAATTCCTCTTTCTTACGCAAGTTCATCCAATCAGTTTCACCTTTGATCATATGACGAACCCACATAAGGGATTTACCCTCATCAAGAAACCTGTTCTTGACTTCAGTGGGAATTTTTAGAGGATTAAAATCATCCTCGTAAGTCGGTCTGTCTTGCCTTGACTGTGTTCTTCCTGTCATCGTTTCCTCCACGCTATCCAATTACTGTGTAATCATCACTGCTGGTCATCTTAGCTTTCTCAGCAGCATATTTATCAAGTGGTATTCCTAACTTCTTGGCTGTAGCTGCCTCAGTTTGAGTAAGCTTAACCTTTTTGCCAGTAGCAGGGGTGCGTGATTGTCCTGCGACCACCTGTGCAGCATTTGACGGTGCTGAATCGAACTTGTGGGGAAACTCTTGACGCATACGTTTATTAACTTCCCCATAATACTTATCTGGCTGTTGCACAGGGTCTATACCCTCATCGCGTATATCACCATCAATAGCATACGCTGCAGCAGTCATAACTTTATCTGAACCAAACCACTTATTATCTTCAGCCCATTCTTCGGCTCGTGGGTCTGGTCTTGGTTGTTGTTGCCTTTTAGCAGTTTCCTGCTTGGGCGCTTGTGCTTCTTGTTCTATATAAGCTTTCCGCACCTTAAGTAACTTTAAATCTGTAGAAGCGTCAGTCATTGCTTCTTGAGCTTCAATCATAGCTGATTTATTTCCAGATTCAAAGGCTTCCTCAAAATTTCTTTTAGCTAAAGTTACCTTGTCTCCTAAAAGTTGTTCATCAGAATTTAAGTTAGCGCTTTCTGCAGCTTTGCTTTGTTGCAACAAATTACCAACCTGACCTCGCAAAGCCTCGACCTCCGAAGCTAGAGCATCTTGATTTTCCCTCGCTTCGTTACGTTGCCTTACAAGTTGTTTGATACGTTTTTGAGCACCAGAATCCTCCGCCTTTTTGGGAGCTTCTTCTTCTTGCTCTATCTCGAATGTTTGTTCAGTAGCTTCTGATTCTACTGTAATTTCTTCAGTCATATTTATCTCCGTTGGTTGCGATTCCAAACGATTAACGCTGTTTCATGAACCTAACATAATTTTTAATGATAACAAACTTTTCTTCTTAGATCATGTTTTCTTTCCCTTTGCTGTTTTAGCTGCTTGTTTAAAATTTTTTGCTTTTGGCGCACCTTTAGTTCCAGGCTTACGCATTTTTTCACCAGACCCTGATGCGATGCGTTTGCGCTTGGCATGAATGTTTGCATACAAACCTTTTGGTTTACCCATGACTATTCTCTTCTCCTTTAATCATCTTCTGCTGTTGCTTTGACATTTTCATAAATAGCGTCTAGTCTTTCCCACTCAGTTTGTTCTGCATCAATAATAGTTAGATACTTTGTTGTGGTGTGAAGATCCAAACCTCCTTCAAGAATTTTTAAACGCATCCACATAATTTGGATGTCTTCTACAATTCTTCCATCATCGCCTGACCAGCGTGGATCAAGTTCATGACCTCGTGGTCCTCCGTTCATCCAGCATGAAATACCGCATAATCTTTCTTGCTTTGCGTGAGCGATTTTTTCTTCTTTAGTTGCCATTATTACGCTCCTTATTTTTTACTTCGCATAAAAGAACACTGACCAATAAGCGTATTTAGAAGTAGCATATCTTGTCGTATCGGTGTTTAAAGCATTACCACCATTATACCAAAGCTGCACCTCAGGTCTATAAGCTGTGGTTCCACCAATGTTAAGGCTATGACTTCTAAATTGACCTGAAAGATTGACATAAGTTGAAGCCATATTCTGTTTACTAATAATAACTTGCCCGATATAATTACCACTTCCCATATCATCAGTGTTTAATATAATCGTGGAGGTATCTGATGCTTTGTATCCTGCTGGCTTAGAATTAAATCCTGTAGAAGCATCAAGAGCAGACGGTATAAAATCACCTACAACACTATCATTCATATCAGGGTTTAAGGTTGTATTTCCAGAAGCAGGATCCCAACAATGCCCTGATGCGAACATTTTCATTGTTCCAGCAGAATTTAAAACACCAAGCAAAATTATATTTAAACGTCTTTCCCACAAGGTAGGATAACGCATATAAACTTGATCCCACTCTGCTGCTGCTGATCCTAAATCTCTAGTAGCATCACCATCTGGAGTTACGTCTGAAGCAATACCAGTAAAGGATGCTGATATTCCTGTTAGATTTCCACCCCCACCATAAAATTCTGCTGCACTCACATTTCCTGAAAACTCAGCAGCAACGCCTGAAACCTTAGTCGTGAAAGAACCTGTCGCTCCTACGATATTGGTTGCACTAATACATGCTGAATAAGAACCAGTAGCTCCATCAACATCTCCAGTTACATTGCCTGTCAGAGCACCATCAAATGTAGCAGCGCTAACTGTCCCTGAAAATTCTCCTGCCACACCTGAAACTTTGGTAGTAAAAGAACCAGTAGCAGCTACAAAGTTTGTAGCACTTACACAAGCAGAAAAAGAACCTGTTGCACCATCTATGTCTCCAGTTACGTTACCAGTTAATGCACCATCGAAGGTAGCAGCAGAAACTGTTCCACTAAACTCTCCTGCGACACCAGATACTTTGGTAGTAAAGGAGCCTGTAGCAGCAACAAAATTAGTCGCTGAAGCACATGTAGGAACCTTAAGGTTATTGACAGTAAACTCAGTTACAGATGTTTGTGAAGCTCCTGTGACACCACTAATGACAGAAGTTCCAGTACACATCAAAACAAGTGTCTCGCCCTGTGTTACAGTAGTGCCGTTAGTTTCAGCAGAGGTTTTAACTTTAAGACTATGGGAACCTGAAGTATTATTAAAGACTTGATATTGTCTGCTTTTGTCGGGAACAACTACAGCAATGTTGCCAGTTAAGGCTCCTGTATACACATGATTTTTATTGAGAGCTTCAGCCGAAGTTAAAGCAACATCTGCGGAACCAGCAACAGATTTAGTCAGAGTTCCAGCTATGGCAGTATCAAAATTATCTGCGCCTGTATTTAAAGTTGTTCCCCAAGTTCCTGAGTCTCCACCAGGAGTAGGTTTAGTTATTCCTAAATTAGTTGTATCCGCCATTATTAATTCCCACCGTAAAAACTTTTAACAGGATCGTCTAATCCAACATAGTTAAGGGAGGGAATAAGCTTCCTTCTCACCTCATCCATAAATGATTGGTCTTGAGGAGGAAGAGGATACCCAATTCTTTCCCAAAACCAATCTTGATTTAAATTACAGTATACATCAAAATATACCCAATTTGCCAATTCTTGTTTTTGTTTTAATTCCTCAGGAGAAAGTTCTTTAAAGTGATCCCTTAAAATTTTCTTTCCGAAGTTTACATGATTGGACTCATCTGCCATAATTTTCTCTAAGGCATTTTTTAAATCTTTAAACTTTAGGTTTTTAGACCAATCGTGTTGCGCTGTTACTGCTAAGTTTTCTGCGAAGACCTGTAGCTGTAAAAACTGGTCATCCCAACTGCTATCTTGTATGACTTGACACCACTCACTCATATGACTATTTACAGGATACCACTCAAAGTTATCATCAATCAGTTTCTTCC